AGTCAGTTTGAGTTCTACCGTACGCCACTAACCATGGCTGAACGTGAACGGGCACAAAAAGCATCTAGCACCGATGACGCCAACGCATTTGCATTGCAGTTGCTCATCCAAAAAGCAATGGATGAAAACGGCCAACGCATATTTGCCGCCGGTGAAATTGCAGAGCTAAAGAATGAAGTACGCGATGCTGATTTGCAAACGCTGATGCTTGCTGCCATCAGCGAAGACAGCAGCGATGAGGTGGACACAAAAAAATAAAGGCGGAGCTAAAGCAAGACAACTTGCTGCGGCTCCAAATGGGTGTAGCTAAAGAGCTTGGCTACACCCTGACCGAACTAATGGAACGTATGACACTGGCCGAGCTTTTGCTGTGGTCGGCATATTTTGACTTGCAAAATGATGAGCAAGAATCAGCAATGAAGCGCAGGCGGTAGACTGTAACCACAGAGGGGCCGCGCTGTGTCTGTTGTCGCTAATGTTGCCATTAACGTTGACGCCAGTAAGGCGACAGAGCAACTTAGGCAATTTCAACGGCAGACACAAACTGCGGCCCGTGCGGTCGAAGATATTAAAGTTGATGCCTTAAACCAAGCATTAAATACATTGCCAGGGGGCCTTGGCGTTGCCGCCAATGGTATCAATGGATTTGTACGCAAAATAAATGAAGCAGGCGCCGCAAGCAAGGCTGCAACTGCTGAAATCGTTGCATTGCAAACCGCGTTAGCAAGCAAAAAGCTACAACTTGCTGGCCGTGGCGGCATTGGTGGCGAAGCAATAAAGGCTGAAATTAAACAGATTGAGTCATCACTGGCCAGCCTTCAAGGCGCCGCCAAGGGTGTATCACCTGCATTAATGGTGGCTGGCGGTGGCGCCATAGCGCTTACTGCTGGCTTGGTTGCCATGGCTGGCGCATCGCTTAAGTTTTCAAATGAGGTAGACCGCAATCGTCAACAGCTAACACTATTTACCAAGGACGTAAACGCAACCAATGCAATCATTGCACAACTCAAGGTAACGGCTGACGCCACATCACTGGGCCTGCCTGGATTGCTTGAGTCCACTAAAACGCTTGCGGCATATGGGTTAAGGGCAAAAGATGCTGGCACCGCAACCAAACTGCTAGGTGATTTGGCGCTTGGCGACAACGAAAAGCTACAGCGGTTTGCTGTAAACCTTGGCCAAATTAGTAGCATCGGCAGGGCATATACGGTTGACTTGAAACAGTTTGCCATGGCTGGCATTCCTATTTTTGAAGCGTTGTCAAAGGTAATGAATGTCAGCACTGCAGAAGTGCTGCGGTTGGCAGAACAAGGTAAGGTAACTTATCCAATTGTTATCAAAGCAATTGATGAGCTAACAAAGAAAGGCGCATCGTTTTATGAAGGCGCCACTAAGGGCGGCACTGACCTTGACCGAGCTACTGCACAGTTGCAAGGTTCATTTGAATCGTTGCAAACTGTTGTTGGCACTGCAGTTGCGCCATTAGTAATAAAAGCTGTGAACGAAATTAAAAAATCTATAGATGGTTTATTGCTCTTAGTGCGTCGAGTTAGCAATGAGTTTGAATATTGGGGAAAGCAAAATATATCCCTTGGCCCCGTTGATAATTGGGCGGCTGGCGTTAAATCTAAATTAAAAGATTTGCAGGATTATATAGATAAAAATCCAGGATTAAAAGCAATGCTAGGATATGCAACTGGCGGAGGTATTGGTATCTTGAAAGCGCTAGCTCCGTCAGGCCAAGCGCCAAAAGCATCAGCGCCAGCAGTAGATCGTGCTGGATTACTTAAATCTGCTGAAGAAATGGCAAGAAAAAATGCAATAACCGAAGCCGCAAATATAAAACTAGAAACAGATAAAAAAATTGCAAAAATTAATCAAGACGCTGAAAAGCAATTAGCCGATAATCGTATTCAATATGAGCGGCAAATTGCTGACTTTCGTGAGTCAACAATACAACGCATCATGGATATGGAGCGCAGTCTTCAAGACCAACGCGTAAAGGCTGAATTTGGCCTTGAACAAGCACAATTAAAATCTACAAATTTAAGCCGTTATGCATCTGCAACTGAAAACATAATTGCAACATCTAGTTCTGGCGGAGAATTAAAAATGTTAACAGCCATACGCGATGGACAGAAAATAGTAAATGATGCCGCCCTAAGCAGAAGACAACTTGAATTTGATAGCACTCAACGGAAGATTCAACTTGAACGTGCTTTAACTGACTTCAAGCGCGAGACAGAACGTGGCATCGGTGAAATGCAAAAGAATTATGCACGCCAAACCAGCGACATCATAACTAAGGCTGGCAGGTCTATTGGTGAGTTGATGGTCAAAGGAGCGCAAGACGCTGCAAAAATACTTGAAGCCACAAAGCCAACTATGCCGACACAGCCAAGCCCAATTGGCCCAGCGGTTACAAAGGGCATAATTGGAAGAACTGGCAGCACGGGCGACAGCACTGGCCCACATCTTGACATTCGATGGGCAGATGGACGACCAATTACAAAAGCAGATGCAGATAAGTATTTTGCTCTTAATGGTAGAGCCCCTAGCAGCTATGGAGTAACCAGTGGTTACGGTCCACGCAGTTTGTTTGGACGTAGTTTTCATGCTGGCATAGATTTTGGCACGCCACGTGGTACACCAATATCATTAAAGGGCGGTGCTGCGCTTACTAAAAATTTAGGGTATACAGGAGCTGGTGGCTATGCAGCAGAAATTTCAACGCCACAGGGCGCAATGCGCATATTGCATTTGCTAGCCAATTCAGTCGCCAAAATTCCAACTGCCGCCAATGCTGGCCCTGCCGCTGCTGCAGTACAAGCACCAATAGGCTCACGTGCAATGCAAGTGGACGCCGCTAACACCATTAAGCCATTTGCTGCGCCATCGACTGCGACACTTGATAAATTGACAACTGGACTAGTTAGCAGCAATGAAGAACAAACAAAAATAGATGCTTTAAATGCACAAAAAAATATAACAAACGAATTGCTGGCAAGTCAAGAGCAAATGAAAGCGTTAACGTTATCGGGGCTAAATAGTGCAATACAAAAAAATGAATTAGACATGGCAACATTGGATTTAATAAAAAATGGTATTACGCCTGAACTAGCAACACAACTTGCCCTTAATCAGCAATCTTCGAATTTAACTACGCAAGATTTACAAGCGGCACAAGCAAAAGTTCAAGTTACACTTATGGAAAAAGGACTTACGGATGAGCAAAGAATAGCGCGTGAAAATATTGTGCTAGCATATGATGCTTTAATAGCAAAACAACCGCAGGTATTAGTGTTGCTGGATGAAGAATTGCGTAAATCTCAAGCAATAATAGCTGAACAAGAAAAATTAAACGCAGCTAAAGAGCGTATGAAAGGGCTTGTGCAAGGCATTGGTGGTGCAATAGAATCCGGCCTTGTAAATGGAATTAGTGCTGCCATAACAGGAGCACAAAGTTTGCAAGACGTATTATCCAATGTATTAAAAGACATTGGCCAAATGCTGATTTCATTTGGCATTCGCAGTTTGCTTGGCGGCGTTAACATTGGCGGCATTCCGCTTGTCGGCAAAGCCGCTGGTGGTCCCGTAACCGGCAACACCCCATACATGGTTGGCGAGCGGGGCCCCGAGCTGTTTGTGCCCGGCTCCAGCGGCACCATCGTACCAGCGGGCCCCACAGCAAGCCTGCGTGAGTCAATGGGCTCACCATCGGCTGGCGGCACCAGTCCGGTACTTAACATGACATTTGAAACCACCAGGATCAACGGCACCGAATACGTAAGTCGCGAGCAACTTGAAGCAGCAATGATGCAAACCCGCCGTCAAGCCTCCGCCGATGGAGCTAAGCGCGGCATGTCAATGACATTGGATAAACTACAGCAGTCTCCACAAACCCGTAGTCGCGTTGGTATTGGTTGATGGCATCATTCCCAAGCTACGCCCCAAGTCAACGCTCATTCAAGCCTGGAACGTACCCTCAGCGCTCGTATCGGTCACTGGCCGGTGTCGTAGTAAAACGCACGTTTGGCAATCGCCCTAGCCAAGCAACGCTATCACTTGCATTTGATAATGTGGCCGATTCCGTTGCCACTTCGATCCTTAATCACTACCGCACGCAAACAGCATCAAACCAACGCTTTAAGGTCGGAACAACGACAATGGGCGGCATGGACGCAAATTTGATAGCACTGGCAGATGGCACCGCTGACTCCCTGCGCTGGGAATATGAAAGTCCTCCAGAGGTGCAGTCAATCCGCCCCGGCGTATCCAGCCTTACGGTATCTTTGCTTGGTGAAATCCGCGACCCAATGACGGACGACCTATGACGCTAGACATCCGCATCTGCCAATTCTTCAAGCTTGTAACATCTACCGGCTCAACACACCTATACCAAAACTATTTTGCCCACGAAACAAAAACTTACGGCAACTTGCAGTATAGTTTTGCGGGCTTTCGTGCTGAAGGCGCCATTGCATCCTTAAATGGTGACAACAGTGTGCTTCAAATACTGTTCCCCAATATTGAGTTTGCAGTACGTTTGCTCAACGAAGGCAACGGCAACCGCCTTAGCACACTGACGTTAACCACGCAGTGGTTGACCGGTGACGACGCATTTACCGCAAACAACCAAACCGAATACTACATCGGCATTGGTGCGTCACTAAGCGAAACAACAATCGAACTGCGGTTTCGTTCATCAATTGATAGTGTGTCATCAAACTTTCCAAGCCGTACACTAACCCGTGAGCTGGTAGGCCCATTGCCGCTGGACTCCCAGCTGAATTTACGATGAACACCAACGACCTGATTGGACTGACATACGGCTGGGGCCATGCGCCATGGGACGGCAGCGGCAAAACCGACTGCTTCCAACTGGTATGCGAAATCAGGCTTAGGTTTGGATTGCCCGACTACACTCACCGGTTCAACTGGGTTTATGCCGAATACACTGAACACACGTTCCCACGTGGCAAGATCGCCCGATGGCTGCTGCAGCATGGCCGTAGACTTAATGCACCGATGCCAGGCGCCGTGGCGTTACTGCCAGGCCGCACTGGTGCGGGGCTGGGCAGCATAATGGGCGATGGCAGCACAGTATTTATTGGGCCAAGCCAGAATGTAGTACGGGCCCACGTGCCAGCCACTATCGGTTATTACTTTTGGATGGACAAATGACCCGCAAACTATTGCCCTACGAATACTCGTTGATCGCGCACTTAGGCGTTAGCAAAGAAGAGTATCTAGAGTTCTTGGCGTTGCAGATTGCATACAACGATTCAAAACAAGGTACTGTTCTTGACACCCGCAATGAAGTGGTAAGTGCCACAATTGCAATTGTCGGCATCATATTTAGTGCGGTATCAGTAGCTTTAGCACCAAAGCCACAAATCACGCAACCGACCGGAGTAGCGCCAACACCGACACCAGAACCTGCACCTGCAGTTGGTGTTGGAGGCCAAACGCAAACACGTGAGCAACGATTCTCGCCGCGTTTTGGTTTTAACGGTCAGCAAGATCTTGCGAAGTACGGCGATCCAGTAAACCTTATTTACACCGACATCGACACAAACCCCAAAGGAGGCGTCAGGACTGGAACGTCTTTAGTGTGGTCCGCAGTTCGGAGTTTTGGGTCTACGCAATTTGTTCAACTGCTGTTGACTTTAGGCGCCGGCGGCATTGAATCAATCAATATAGCTAAGTCAGCATTCGGTCAGACCACTATTGATGATCTAGTCAGCCAAAACAAATGGCTTTATTTTGACCCCGCAGGCACCGGATTTTTGCAGTGGGCAAATGAAATATCACCAGTGCCGCAATACGCAACAGATCCAACGTTCTACGGCAGCATAAACGACAACCCCTACCGACTCCAACTAACAACAGAAAATACAAGAGTTGATGGCTTTAGCCAAGCATATTCACCAACTTCACAAAATTCATTTGGCTTGTATGGTGTCGTGCCAATTAATTCCTTGGTCTATCAACGCAACGATGGCGGCTACAAAGAAGTTGCTGACCTTGGGTTAACTGCCACCTGGAACTGGAAAGCTTTGCAGGCCGTAGCGGTTGATTTTGAAATGACAGTGACAATTGCCTCAACTGTTCCAGAAGTGAGTGACGTACAGACACAGGCGCAAGAAATCCGCCGCGCACTAGCTAGTACTTTTGACGACAGTGGCATCTTTAAACTTGGCTCAGCATTGTTCCGTGTCCAATCCATAAACACTGGATCGCCGGATGAAGGCGACATGATAGTCAAATTCAAATGCGTAGAAGCTGGAAATGCTCCAAGTGTTAATTATGACGTGACATCTCTAGCTGGCGCAACAGAAGCATTTACACAATTGATAACTAGCAGTTCAGAATATATAAATGCAAAACGTATAGTAGACGCATTGGAAACCGAAGACGAACGCATTGCCTACAACATTACTTACACGGGGGGCGACCCACCATACGAAAGCCAAGCCGTTGCGTACACCGCAGATAATATAATCAATGGCACCAATGCAAATGCCACCCAACAAGCTGGAACATATGATGGAGAGGGTAACTTTACACCTGTTAGCGGCCCAGGCATATATAAGGCCCAATACAGTGAGCAATTTGACGATAACGGCAATGCCGTGGCTTCGTTTTACGGCTATACTTTTTCTCGCTTTTCTACTTCCATCGAAAAAGCAGCATATACCAAATTAGTCGAATTAAATACAAAAATTGCATCCTATGATCCTAATGTGTCGTATTACACTAAGGCGTTAGTACGGGTCGAGACAGCCTCTTATCAAACAGTTCAGCCATGCCATATTGTTGATCTTGCAATTAAAAGCCGCGTATCAATGCGAGTATCAGGCCGTCAAGAACGTTACGGCAGAGATAATTTGCCGGGCTATCCAGTAAGCGATAATGGGTCCAAAAAACGCAAAGCCTTGTTCCTGCTCAAGTACAAAAAAGCGGGAGGAACATTTACTTATGTGCCGGGCATCTTTGCTGTGAGTCGTGCAGCCGAAACTGACAATTTTAACTATCTTAAATTCAATAGTGGATTAACTCTTCCCGCAGAAGCTGCGTACTGGCAGTTCAAGCTAGAGGCTGTAGTCGATGCTGAAGCTGAAGTGGCCAAGCATCCAGAACTACGCACCAACCGCAAAGGTCGAATTGGCGTAGATTTTTTCTACATCGACAACTCTGGAGAGACAGACACAATTGGGATACCTGGCACGATAGCAACCATTCAGTACACTGGCAAGCGTCGAGTAAGCGCCACTGGCAGTCCTCCGGTATTAGGCGAAAACCCTATTGGACTTGCTCAGTGGGCGTTGTTTAATCTTGACGCTGATAATCAATTGCAATTTTCATTTGATGGCGGTCCTGAGTTTGCGTTGACATGTGTAACTGAACAACAAATACAACCCTTTAGCAATTTCCCGCGTCTATACAACAACATCAGCTTTGTAGGTCTGAACTTATTTTCAGGCCGCAACCTTCAGGATCTTCGTAGTTTTACGGCATTTGTTACCCGTGGCCGTAAGGTAAGGCGCTTGCGAACTCTTGGGTCGATTGATGAAAATAACCGCACATGGGATAACCCTTTGTTTACTTTTTACCCATCAGATCCCGACGGCCCTACTTGTTACGCCCCAGATATATTTCTGGATTCAGTTCTTGATGTAGACGATGGCATTGGCAAATACGCAGTGCCCAACGGCATTGATACGATGCAACTGGCGCGATCAAAGCAATTTTGCAAAGCCAACAACCTGTTTATGGATTGTGTAATTGCTGACCCAGGCAACTGGCGTGAGTTTTGGGTACAGGTAGCAACTTTTAGCCTGCTTGAGTTTGCGCGAATTGGTGGCCGCGAAACGCTAGTACCAGCAATCCCGTACAACCCAAGCACCGGCAAGATCGCTAGACAAATAAGCATATCAGCACTATACAACCAAGGCAACATAATTGAAGATAGTTACAAGGAAGAGTACATAGATTATGGTTCCAACGTACAGGATATTATTGCGTCAATTGTTTATAGAGACACCGACAGCAATGGTACGTTTGCAATCAATCGGACAATTGAAGTACGCCGAAAAGACATCCAAGAAGCCGATGCCATCCGCCAAACTTTTTACGTATCTCAATTTGTAACAAATCGCGTTCAAGCTATTTTGTACGGAAAATTTCTGTGCAATACCCGGCACTACATCAATACAGCAGTAGAGTTTCGCACCTTCCCGACTCAAGATCCCATCTCGCCAGGAGCTTACATCTATCTTGACATCGGCCAAAACGCATGGGACGGTATTCGCACTGGCGTCATTGGACCAGCAGGTCTTCTTAACTTACCGTTAGACAACAACCTACCAGACGCCACTTACAAATTCTTACTGCACCAGAGCGGTAGAGGTGTAATTACCATCGAAACTTCAGTCCAATCCAACACTGCTGCTGCACTTGCCAGCTATGAAGGCTGGCTGTTTGTGCTTGGAACGGAAATCACATCACGCCGAATTTTCCGAGTTACCGAAGTGCAGATGGACGAAGAAGGCGAAATCACCGTGCGAGCTTCCAACTACCCGTGCGACACCAACGACAACAGCCTGATTGCCGATTTTAGCGATGATCTCTTTGTTGTAGCAGGAGCTGTAGACTAAGGACACACCACCTATTGGCAATGGCTTACTACACGGGTCGAACTGGGCGTTTGATGTTTGGTGAGTACCCCAATTGGGATGCAAACACAGATCCAAACTGGGCAGGAAATGAAAACGTACTAAAATTACGTGATTGGTCGCTAGAAACAACGCTAGACCTGCTAGAAACAACGACTCTTGACACTGCCGTAAAAGGCTACACACCCGGAACTGTCAGCTCCACCGGCAGCGCAACCGCGTTGTACTACAGACGCGAAGGCACTACCAGCACTGAACCCGGCGTGCAGTTCGACAGGGTGCTCACCAAAGTAATGAAAACATCCACAACCGGAGTGGGAGCTGGAGACCGCGTACTGATTGGACTTCGGGTTGGCACTTTAGCCGGAGTCGGTGCTGACATAAAAGATGACATCTCATTTAGTGCTTTTATCACTTCCGCATCACTTCAAGTAGCAACCGGCGAACTAACTGCAGTTTCCTTTAACTTTACTGTAGACGGTCCATTTCTAGAAATCCCCGAAGCATGACCTTTTTCTTAGGCCAGTACGGCAAAATAAAACTCAAACGCAAAGCGACTGGATCGTTCTCTAGTTCCGTACTACCCGCAGACATTAACACCACCCTAAACCGTTTAGGTTTTGATGGTTCGACAGAAAACATAATCACCGGCGATCAAATAATAATCAGCACCACAGATGCCCGTGGGTTGGATTTTCTACCTGCAGCCACTTGGCAAGACGCCAATGGCGTCACGCAATCTACGGTTGTTGCTTATTGCAACATTAACGCAATTGGCGGCATTCGATTATTTGAAACTTTTAGCGCAGCCATCAATAACCAGCGCAGCGCCGAATACCCCTTAAAAATTTTTGTTGGCGCGGCACTCCCTATTGTCATACAAATCCAAGGCACGGTGGAACGTGTCCTAGGTGACGTAACCGGCTTCACCTTCAACACCGACCGCGAATCACTAGAAACTACAACAATGTCAGACCGGTTCAAGCGGATGTACGCGGCGGGCTTAATAAGCGGTTCGGGTTCGATTGATTGCCTATTTAACACTGAAAACAGCGGACAGACCGAAAATTCACTGCTAATGTTACAACTCATTAACCGCACAGACATTGGAAGTGAATTTAGCTGCTACTTGCAATTGACCGAAGATAGCATCTACACAGAAACGCAAGATATATATTACGAATTTGACGCGATGATAACTCGCACTGGGGTGGAAGTAAAACCAGATCAAGCCATTGCTTGCGCTATTGACTTTGTGACCACTGGCGAGATCAAGCTCTTGATAGGCGAACCAAGCGGTTACATGCTCAAGGAGGACACCGACCGGATGCGATTGCAGCAAAGCCTTGACTTCCTTATTACTGAGGTAGCGGATTAGAATGGAAGCAACTCTACTGTACTGCGGAGCTTTTTAAGGTGGCTGACCAACGAATTACCCAACTGACGCAGCTCACCGAAGCCGACGTGGCGGCTGCTGACGTATTGCCCATTGTTGACATCAGTTCCAGTGAAACCAAGAAGGTCACCGCCAAGGATCTGTTCGAGGCTGGGGCGGCCCTGGCTGATGCCGCCAGCATTGGCCTAGCCAAGCTCGACCAGTCCAGCGCCACCAAACTTGGCACCACTGCATTAGCTGATGATGCGATCACTGCCGCCAAGCTAGCCAACGATAGTAGCGTCAATTACGGACCAACTGAACCAGTATCAGACAACTTTGAAGGTCGTGGCCATGTCAACAGCACCACCAAATACCTCAAGATTTACGATGGTAGTGTTTACCAGCAGGTTATTGCTCCTACTGCTGGCATTGAAAACCTAGCCATAACAACCGGCAAGCTTGCGGCAAATGCCGTCACCACTGCCAAAGTAGACGCATCCGGCCTTGGCACAGCAGCCATTGCCGACTCGGCCATCACGGCAATCAAAATTGCTGATGGCACGATCACAAGCGGCAAATTCCAAGCCGGAGCAGTTGATAATACCGCTATTGGTGACTCGGCCGTCAATACTGCTGAGCTGGCCGCCAGTGCCGTGACCTACGCCAAAATTCAAAATGTAAGCGCCGCTGACAAACTATTAGGACGGGCAACTGCTGGCGCTGGCATCGTCGAGGAGATCACTTGCACATCAGCAGGCCGCGCATTGCTGGATGATGCCGACGCATCCGCCCAACGCACAACGCTTGGCCTTGGCACCCTCGCCACGCAAAGCGGCACATTCACTGGCACGCATTCCGGCACCAGTAGCGGCAGCAATACTGGCGATCAAACCATCACATTGACTGGGCATGTGACAGGTAGTGGCACTGGATCGTTTGCAACGACCATTGCCGACAATGCAATCACGACTGCCAAGGTTGCGGATGGTGCGATCACAACTGCTGAGCTTGGTGCAGGCGCAGTGACTGGGGCAAAATTGGCGGCTAGTTCCAGCACTATTGTTAGCGGCAATGCACCTAGCTTTAGTGGTGATTTTATAGGCCAACAATGGGTGAATATCGGCACTGGACTTGCCTACACTTGGACCGGATCGGCATGGGTGCAGCAAGCTGGAGTACAAACATTTGCCTTTGCTGATTCCACTCCACTAAATTTTTCTGCTGCTGTAAGTAGTGCTGGTCTAGCCACTATTACATCCACCCTTGACACTCAAGTGGCGGCAACTGTATTTGCTGGGCCTACAACTGGCAGCAACGCTACGCCAACATTTCGCAGCCTTACTGGGACTGATCTACCCATTGCAACTGCTAGCGTCAATGGTGCCATCCAACCCGGCACCGGCCTAGCCGTAACCGGCGCTGGTGTGTTAAACCATAGCAACTCAGCAACGCCTAACACCTACACCAAGGTTACAATTGACGCCCAAGGGCACGTTAGTAGCGGCGCAGGGTTATTGGCTTCAGATGTTCCTAGCCTCGATGCAAGTAAGTTAACGTCAGGCACATTGGCACCAAGTTTATACGGTACTAATTCAATAACTGGTATTAAGCTTGCAAACTATTCTACGGTTCAATTTGGCGGCGCAGGAAGTACCTCTGGCGTTGTTACATTTCCAACCCCTCAATTTATTGGGCAAGGTTTCTTTGATAGCATCAACAGTGATTACTATCTATGGGATGGCAATGCGTGGCAACCCCTGACAGTGATCAGTGGTGACCTTATTTACGCAGGTACATATAACGCTAGCTCCAACACGATTGCAACAGTCACTACGTCTGGGACTGCGGCTGGGCTTGTAGTTGGAAATGCGTTGCCCGCTGCATCGGTGTCGTTAAGTCGTTTCTACGTTGTGGTTTCTGTGAATGGAACGGGAACAGCGCCCGCGCCAATCGTGGCCCTTGCTGCTCCAGACATGCTCATTTGTAGCGGCACTAGCTGGGACAAGGTAGGAACTTCGAGCACAGTTGCTGGTGTATCAACAGCAACTGGCATCAGTGTCACTCCCTACGGCAACATAGCCGCAACTAACGTTCAAACTGCAATCCAAGAACTAGACGATGAAAAGCTTGCCAAAGTGGGCGGCGTAATAACTGGTGAGCTGCTTATTGGAACTGCTGGCACGTTTGGCTTTGAAGGTAGCACAGCTAACGCATACGAGACTTACCTGTCAGCGGTTGACCCGACAGCAGACCGCTCCATTGTATTTCCCGATCAATCAGGCACTGTAATTGTAAGTGGCAATGCTTCTATCTTAAATGCAGACATCAACGCATCAGCAGCCATTGCTTACAGCAAACTTTCACTTG